ATGCGCGCGGCCATCTGTCTGGGCGCGGCGGTCCTCGCTGCGTTGATGCTTCGCTTCGGCCCGTACTTCCCCACCACAAGCTACGACTTCGTCCAGCATTACCTGCTCGTCGACGAGATCATGAAGCACGGCGGGGTGCGGCCTGATCAATACCCACGGATCGGGGCGATGTCACTCTATCCGCCTGTCGCGCACTGGCTTGCGGCCATCGTTGGGTGGGTCGGCGGGTCCGGGATCGTGGGCATCGTTCTGGTTGCTATCGCCTCCACCTACGCGTGCTATCTGCTGGCGATGCTGCTGCTGGGGCGTACGGCCTCCGTCGTGCTGTTCGGCGCGGCAGTGCTCGCGCTCGGGTTCACCTATTCCATGATCGGGTACGAGGTAGTCCGCAACGGCTTCTACCCACAACTCGTGGCCGATGTGCCCTATCTGGCTGTCCTGCTATGGGCGGCAACACCGCGGCCGACATGGCAGCGCTGCGTCGGGTTCGCGGTCACTGGGCTGGCCGTGATGTGGATTCAGCCGCTCGTCGCGCTGCATGTGCTTGGCGCCGGGTGTGTGGTTGCGCTGGTGAGCGCGATCGAAGCGCGCCGCCACGTCTGGAGCCTCGCCGGCATGCTTGCGGTGTCGGCAGTGATCGCGGCCTTCCACCCATCCCTGCGCGTCATGGCCACCATCTCGGGGAACAACGGCTGGCTGGAATTCGGCTATCCGCACATCATGGCGATGGCGGTTCTGTGCGGCATTGCTGGTGCAGTCAACATCCTCCGCGCTCGCGATCCACGTGACGTGATGATCGGCTCGGCGGCCGTCGCCGGCGCGGTGCTCGCGCTGCTGCAGTTCGTGGTGTTCCGGCTGAACCTTGGCGGCTCGCCCTATGCCGTCAAGAAGCACATGTTCCTCGTGCTCACGTTCGGGCTGATGAGCGTGATCCGGATCGTCACGTCGAAGCGTTCGGGCGCACAGTGGAGTGGCATTGCAGCGGCCGCGCTGGCGGGTCTATGTGCCTTCCGTACACTGTCGTCCTTTACCCAGCCCGTCGCGCCTGTCGCGAGCGCCCTGGTGGAAGCTCAGGGGATCGCTACCTTTCAGCTGCCAGGCTACAAACCCGACGACATCGTGTTCTACGATTCCTCTCTGCCGACGATGGGCAACGTCCTGATCTCCCTCGCTGCCTTCCAGCATCCTTTCGATGCACGCGCCATCGGATGGCAGCAAGGTAATGACATGACGGAAGGGAGTTCTTTGGCCGTGGTCCGCCGCACGCCGCAGACGCTGGCAAGATGTCCGGTACGGCGCGCTGAAACCGCTGACTACATCGCCGTGGATGCCGGCTGCCTCAGGTAAGGCTGGCTACTTGCTGACGGCTGCGGTATCGGCGCGGACCAGGTCCGCGAGCGCGTTCGGATCGAAGCGCCACGGATCGGAGATGCCGGCCGCATAGCAGCACGCCTCGGAGCAGAAGTAGGCGCCCTTCTCGCCCTCCACTGGGCGAAGCAGGAACCCGAACAGGCCGAGATAGTTGTAGCGCGCACCATCGTGCTGACGGAACCACGCGAGCGCCGTCGCCTCGTCGCCGGGCCCATCGAAGAAGTCCCATTGCTTCGGCGACATGATCTGGTTGTAGGCGATCCGCACACCAGCGCCGGGGAGCGACGAGGCGATGTGGCACAGGTCGCCATTCATGCCCACCACCGCCTCGACGTGGCTGTACGGGCCGCGCATCCACGCGCGTACGATCCAGTCGAACAGCCCGCGGATGCCACCCTGGCGGCCCTTGTAGAAAGCGAACCTCATTGCCCACCTCCGTTGCACGTCTTCCGGTCCTCGGCGATCACCTGCTCGGCGAGGTTGAGGGTTGCGACGAGCTGGTCGGCTTCGGCGAATTTGTCGATGAAAAAGCTTGCAGATCCGTCAGAAAGTGCGGCTGGTACGGGTGTGTCAGCTCCGCTGGCGCTGGCGGCAGGCTGGGGCACACCGGCGGGTTTGGCACGGGCTGTGGTGACGTACAGGCGCTGACCGCCAGCAATACCGGCAGCGAGCAGAGCATCGCGGCGCTTCTTGAGTTCATTGAGGTTCTCCTGATACTGGGCTTCCGCTGCCGCCTGATGCGCGACGGCAGCCTGCTCGACGGCGCGCGCGTGCGCCTGCTCGGTCGCCAGCTGCTTTTCAGCAGTGGCGGCCTGCTCGGCGCGGTACGCGTCGAACGCGAGACTCTCGACGTGGTGCCCATAAAAAAAGCCGCCGAGAGCGGCGGCCACTACGATGCCGAGGCGAAGGCCCCAGCTGATCAGCAACGGGTTCATTGAGGTGCTCCAGCGTTTTCAGTCTTGACCTTGAATGCGACCGTGCCGGCCAGTACGGAAATGCCAGTCATCATTCCGCCGAACGCGATCGCAAAGCTCTTCATGTCCCATGCCTGATTGCCCTTCATCACCGACCAGATGGTCAGTCCGATAAACGTCGGGATGCTGGTCGCCGACAGCCCGCATCCGGCGATGCGGAACGGGCAGTACGACTGGCCATCCTGCTCGGTCATGCAGTCCTTGAAGAATTTCGTGATGGTCTTCCACATGGCAATCTCCTACGCTGCCAGCGCGCCGCCGGCGTTCACGTACGCCTGCTGCAGCATCGCTACAGCGTTCTGGTGCTGGCCGTACCCGTTCCCGGGCAGGCTCGCCCAGATGTTCGAGCACAACAGCACTGCGTGCGCAAAGTTGCCTGCATCGATGTGCGGCAGGGCGCCGCGCTCGCGGATCTGCTGCAGCGCGACCAGGTCCTGCGACACCGGGCTGAAGTCCGGCAGGTTGAGCTGCGCCTTGTACGCGACCCAGTATCGGTGCAGCAGCTGGTAGCGGCCCGCCGCTGTCGATTGAAGACCGCTGGTGTTGACGGTCACGAGGATGTCCGGATGGTCGGCGTAGCTGGCGAACCGCTGCGGCCCGTTCATGCCGGTCACGAGGATGTCGTATCCATCGTCCTGCGTCACCGGGTCGGTAACCGTTCCTTCCGAAATCCCGATCATGTCGAGAAAGGCACAGCGGTTCGCGCCGCCGGCCTGATCAGGTGTGATACGTGGCATGTCAGTGCTCCTTGTCCGCCTTGCGGTCCAGCTTCTCATCGATCGATTCGAGCATCTGGAAGATTCGCTCCTCAAGGCCGTCGACGCGTCGGTTCGGCGCAAAGTCCTTCTGTGCCTCGATGCGATATTTGAGAAGTTCGTTTTCCGCCTCCATGGCCTTGCTAAGCGCCTGGTCTGCGGTTTCCTGCGCGCGGCGCGCTGCCTGGTTCGAAACACCCTCCCGGTGCTCGGAGTGGCGCCGGGCGAAGCTGAGCATCTCGCTCAACATCACGCCGATCACCGTCGAGAGGATGTAGCCCCAGCCCCCGTCTAGCGTCATGGTTTACCTCTTTCGAATCGTTATGAGCTCGTGCGTCGGGTGGCCAGATGCCTACCTGAAACGGAACGCCGCGATGAAGCCGTACGCAGCGTTTGTCGATGTAGTGAAGGTGGATTGCGCGATGAGGTACAGCGTGGTCGAGCCCGAAAGTTTCAGGATGTACGGCACGATAGGCGCCTCGATCGCAGACCCTGCGCTCGCCGTGAACGGGAGCAGGGTCGTGCTGCCGAGATTCACGCTGACGAACGTAGCCGATGTCTGGCTGATACCCGCGATCGTGCTGGACTGGACCGTTGTCCCGGCTGGCGACGTATTGACCTGCCCCCACACGAGCCACGAACCGGCAGTCAGATTGATAGACGTGACGTTTGCCGGCGTGCCACTCGTCAGCGCAACGGACGACGGCTGCAGGACAATGCTCGATATCGTCTCGCCAATGCTTCCGGCCTGCGCCGAGTCATTGGTTGACGTTCCCTTGATGCCGATCGTGCTGCTCGGCGTGATGAGCCCAGTGGCAGAAAGCGTGGTGAACGCTCCGGCGGCCGGCGTCGTCGCCCCGATTGACGGCGGAGATGCGAACAGATTCGTGATTCCGGTGCCGCTGACGGTGCTGCTGGCCGACAAGGTGGTGAATGCACCACTGCCCGCGGTGGTCGAGCCGATCGACCCCGGCGAGGCAAACGTCGCGCCGCCGAGCGTTGCGGCGTTGATAGACGAGTTGCACGTGAATCCCGTGCCGCTCGTCCACCCCAGTGCGCTCGTCGATGCACTGCAGCTCGGCATTGCGAATGCCGCGGGCGACGCGCTCGACGCGGTGACGTTCGCGAGCACGCTGTTTGCCGCAATCGCGGCGAGCGACGTTGCCGATACGCTGCCCCATGCGGGAGCCGACGAAGCGCCGGTCGAAACGATTGCCTGTCCGGCAGCGGAGCCTGTCGGGTTCAGAAGCTGGACGGGCGCCAGCGTCGCAGCCAGCAGGCTTGCCGATGCGAGAGCGCTGGTGAAGAAGGCGAGTAGCTTTTTCATGTATCAATCCCCATAGATCGTGACGGAACAGCTGATTCCCGCGCTCGCGTACGCGGTCGTGCCGTTGTAGAACTGCAATGTCACCCCGGTGGTGCTGCTTGCCGTGGGTTGGACCGTAAGCGCGGGGCCGCCCTGCGTGACCGTGGCGGCGATGTTCACGGCGTTGTAGCCGAGGTTGTGCGTGAAACCGAATTGACCGGAGGAGTTGGTATTGCCGCCGTAGTGGGCCCTGAACAACGTGCCCTTGAAGTTGCCGGCGCTCGAAAGCATCAGCGCGCCGTTCTGAGGAAGGGTGACTTCAGGGATGGCGTCGAACTGGATCGTGTTGCCCGCGGCCGCACCAAAAGCCGGGTTACCAGCAGACCCCATGCTCCACTGCTGGACGAAGCAGCGGTCGCCCACATAGCACTGGCCACCTGTGCCCTGGAGGAGCACGCCGCTCTGGCCGAGGTTCGCGAGATAGGCGCCGGACAGCCACACCGTGCAGTTGACGGTGGTGCTGTCCATGAGGATGCCGCAGGCCGAGGTAGCGTCGTTGCCCGTGACGGAGAGGTTGTTGATGTGCGCGGTTACCGCAGTCGCGCCGCCCTGGATGACGATCCCGTACACGGCACCGTCGAAATCCATGTTGTCGATCTTGAGGCGCTGCGTCTGACCGTTCGCATTCGAGATGATGCGCAGGCCCATGTTGTACCAGATGCCGAACACGTTCGACATCTGCGGGTTGTCGTTGCGCGCAAACGTGAATGCGGTTGCGTTCGTGCGCGTGTATGACCCGACCGCCGACGCCTGCGACCACCACGGCCAGAAGTGAATGTTGTCGTAGTGACATACGTCGTAAGCGGTGTCGGTGTAGATGCCCTGCTGCAGCGGTTGCCCGCGCACGTTCCGGTACCACGCACGACTTCCGCCGGTCGTGTAGCTGAACCTCGTGGGGTTCAGGCAGAACACGTCCTCCATCCACAGGTCGGCGTTGTTGTTATAGAAGTCGTAGTCGTTCGCGTTTGCACCCCACGGCGCGGCGCCGTTTGGCGTGGGCTGGTTGCGGATCGTGCCAATTCCCCTGTAGCGCGTGGAGAACGGTTGCGTCGAACCAGTGGCAGCGAAACCCTGCCCGGCATGGTCAATGTGGAACCACGAACCGGGGCCGATCGTTACCGTGGAGACGGTGATGTTGGCGATGCTCACATACGGCTGGATGCCGTCCCCGACCATCGACAGGTTCCCGGTGATCGAGATCGTGCTTGTGAGGCGGTACGCGTTCTGGGTCGACGGCACATAGAGCGGCTTGCCAGAGGCGATACAGTAGGCAATTGCAGCGTTCAGTGCGGCCGTGTCGTCGTGCGCGTTGTCGCCGTACGCGCCCCACTGCTTGAGCGACGGCATGCCCATCACGTTGAGGCGCCACGCGCCTACACCGCCCGCCGCCGCGATCAACGCGCCGCCATCGGCGAGCGCCGGGTTTGCCGTGCCGTCATACCAGTACGCGCCGCCGCCTCCGTCGCCAGAGGCGTAGTAACCCGTCACGAAAGCTTCCTGATACACCGTCGGGTCGAGCGCCTGAAGTGCTGCGATCGAGGTAACGACGCGCGAGAGGATGCTGCCCCACGCGATCTGCGCATCACCCACGGACCGGTTCGGCGGCACGTAGAGCGAAAGCGTGGTGCCGCCGCGCGCGACCACGTTCTGGATGCCGCTCGGAATAGGAGCGTTGAACGTGATGGTCTGGCCGGTGATCGTGTACGTGTTCGGCGCCTGCCCGATGCCGTCGAAGCTCACCCACACGTTTGCCGACGTACCGTAAGGCTTGGATAGCGTGAGCTGTGTGGTGACATTTGGCGTGAAATCGACGCCTGTCGTGAAGATGTCCACCGTCATGTTGCCTGCGCCGACCGACGTCGTGATCGGGTAGAGCTCAAGATTGCCGAGCGGATCGAAGCCCGCGAGCGTGTTCGCGCGTGCGAGCGCCGACCCAGGCAGCATGAGATTCGGCGGGCTGGCGGATGCTGGCACCTGGATGGCGCGCGACGCGATCTCCGACAGCTGCTGCGTCTGCATCGTCAGGTAGTCGAGCGCACCCTCGACGACGTTCGGGTAATAGCCACCCTGGTTGATCAGGTCCGTCAGCTGCTGGTACGGCACGATCCGCATGATGGTGATCGACGTGCCGCTCGGGATCGGACTGCCGGAAAGCGGGTAGCTGACGCTGCCGCCGCTCGCGTTGTTCAGGCCGCTCACCGAATACTGGTTCGCCTGCAGCGTGGTCTGGGTGCCGTTCTGGTCGGTGAAAATAACGACGAGCTCGTTCTGCTGCGGAACGATGAAACTGAACGGAAAGCTCGTCGTTGAGCCGTTGCCCTGCAACACGGCCTTGTTCGACGTTGTCGAAATGGTCATCCGGCGCTCCAAATAAAAAGGGCGCCCTCAGGCGCCCTTCGCGTTGTCGATTGTTGGTTACTGCGTCTTTCCGTACACCACCCCATGCAGCCAGTCCTGCACGTCTTTCGGCTGTTGCTCCCCGTCGATCACATCCCACAGGAACTGCCCTGCGTTCGAAAGCTGGCCGGTAGGCAGTCCGAACACGTAGCCAGCCGTCTGCACCGCGTGCTTGACCCACTTGTCCGACACCGGCTGGTCAGAAAGCCCCGTCGCGGAAGCGAGGTCCCTGCCGGAGCGGATGAAGGTGTCGACCATCTGCGCAGCAGGCGTGGCGGAATAGCCGCGACCCGTCGCTGCCGAGTTGGCGATATCGCGCAGCACCGGCACGCCAGAGAACAGCCCGAGGCCGATCTCCTTGGCAGCCCATGCCGGCCACGACTCCTGCTCCTGATTGGCTGGGGCCGGCTTGATCGCGGCGTGGATCAGTTGTGGCAGCACAAAATAGAACCAGCTGCGCGCGGCGACCATCGCAAAGTCGCGCGCCGCCGCCTTGTATTCGCCCTGGGAGACAAGCTGCCCGGCCTGCACCGCGCGTCTGCCGATATCGCGCTGCCGGTTGTAGAAGTGGTTCCAGAAGGAATAGAACATCGTGAACAGCTTCTGGAATTCGGTGCCGCGCTGGATTGCGGCCAGGTCCTTCGAGCCGCCGCCGCCGTGGGCATTGCGCACCGCCTTGTCGGCCGAGTAGACGGCGTCTTCCTCGCTCATTCCCTCATGCAGCGCCTTGTTGTAGGCGCCGACCCACGTCGGCATGGCCGAGCCCATGTCCAGCATCGAAATGCCGTAATAGGCGAACCTCCGGGCGGTGTCGTAGACCTTCTGCGCCGGGTTCCGGTCGCTCGCCACTTCCATCTCGCGCAGGGCATCGCGCACGTCGCGGTCGACCTCGTTCATCCGGTTTCGCATCTCTCCCGATCGCTCGAACACGAAATCGCGGGTGGCAGCCCACTTCGAAGGTGTATCGAACGCCTGCACGCCAGACATCATCCAGCGCGGCCCGATCTCACCGATCGAGTTGGATAGCGCAGTCATGCCGTGGATCATCATCGTGGTGGCCCGGAACCCGAGCCCGACCATCGTCGACGACGTGCGTGCCCAGTGTGCCGCGCGATCCCACCATGCCAGGCCTCGCTGGTCGTACACGCGGTCGTTGGCGATCGCCTGCAGCCACGGGCGGAACTGCATGTACACCTCGCGGCCAAGAGTCGTCTCCACGGACTCGCGCACGCGCTCATCGGACAGGAAGCGGTCTGCATCGATGATCGCCTCGCGGTATGCCAGATCGTGAATGACTCCGGTCAGGTGCCGCGGGAGCACGTCGAGATTCAGGTACAGCGGGCGAGCGTAGTCCTGGATGCGCTCGATGGTGTGCCCCTTGTCCGTCATCGCCCGCGTGTAGTTGTTCTCGAACAGCCGGTCGCCTGAACGCTGGCGGTTCAGCTCGACGTCGTACGCGCGAAGCGGATCGTAGATGGCCGGGTAGTAGCCTCCGCGGTACTCGCCAAATGGCGTGCGCACTGCGGTCGGGCGGATTTTCTCCGGAGCGACGCCGGACAGCCGCTTCTCCATGGCCTCGATCTTTGGCCAGAGCGTCTCGATGAGATCCCACGACCCCTGCACAAAGTCCCAGTCAGCCTTCGTCATGTGGCGGTTCAGCACGGCCCACACCGCCTGACGGTTCCAACCCTCGCCGCGCAGCAACTTCTCGAAATTGCTGTCGTTGCCGACGTTCAGAGCCATCGCGATAATGTCTTTCTTCAGCATCCGCGACGGCTCGCCGGTGCGCGAGTCGGTAAGCTCGGGAAGCTCATACCGGTTCAGCCAGTCCTTCGTGGCTCCCTCCGGCAGCTTGTCGTGCAGCGCGCGCAGCTCCGAAACCATGTAGGAGCGCAGGTCGCTTTCCATCGTGCCAGCGTCGGCGAGCCGGCGGAATACGACGCGGTTGAACACCCCGCGCTCGTCGCCGCTGTCGAGCCAGTCGAAAACCTGCTCCATCTTCAGCATCGAGGCGTCCAGCGAGCGCAGGCTGCTTTTTGCGTTCAGCCACTTCGCGCTGATGCGGTCCAGACCGCGGCCGCCCTCTCCCGGGTTTCGGGCGGTCGGGATCGCGCGCTTCGGGAGCTTCTCTGTCTGGTTCACGGCCTCGTTCACGACGGCGTCAAAGTCGCGCTCGTCGGCGCCATCAAGCAACGTCTGTTTCAGCTTGCCGAGGTGCGCGATGTTGTCGACGGCGTCCTTCAGACCCCTGAACTCGCTTACCGTCATTTCCGAGAAGTGCTTGCTGTACGCGTCGTTCAGCAGTTCCGGGGCGATGGTGACTTCCTGACCGTTCGCCTCCTGCCGCGCCGCCCAGTCGCGCAGCGACTTTCGGCGCGCGATTTCCTTCTGGCTTGCATCGCCAAAGTCGAACCTGTCCAGCAGCGCGTGGATCTGGTCAAGGTATTCCTGGGAGAGGCCCGGGATTGTCCGCTTGCTGGCGTAGCGGTTCAGCTCCTTCGATGCGCTCTGGATTTCCTCGGATGCCTCCCGGGCAGCCACAAACAGGTGGTGGTTCAGCACCTGCTGGCGCTTGTACGTGAATGCGGCGGCGGCATCACCGTCGAGCAGCGCCTGCTCGACCATGCGCGCCGCCTTCGCCTCCGCGCGCGAATACTTGCCGGTGAGCTGCACGTCCCGCACGGTCTTGCCGTCGATCGTGTCCTTTGCCCAGCGTCGCGCATCCTCAAGGCTGAACGCTTCCTGATGAATGCGCCGGCCGAGGGCGCGCATCTCGATCTGGAGCGCTTTCTGCATCTCCTGGTTGTGGATCGCTTCGAGCGCGGCATCACGGATCGATCCGTCGGACAGGATGTCGGGCTGCTCCTCGGACATGCGGAAGTCGGTTCGACGGTCAATGATGTACTGCCGCGCGGTGCGGCGCTCGCCGGGCGTCTGCCGGATGTCGCGCTCCTGCTGCTCGATTGCCGTGAGCGCCTTGACCATTTCGTCGCCGGACCCAAACCCAAGCAGGTCTGCCATGTCGTCCGGATGCGCGCCGCCGCGCTTTACCGTCGTGCCGCGCGGCATGCGCTCTGAGGTGCCGGCGCCATATGCACGATCGATGTCCTGCGCGGAAAGCTTCTGAAGCTTGATGCTTCCGCCATTTCCATCGTCAAGCGCGCCGCCGCGCAAAGCTTCGATCGCCTGAAAGTCGGGCCGGGAATCGACGTCGCGCGTCACCTCTTCTTTCACGCGAGCGCGGTAAGCCTCGTAGTCGGTAGTGCGTTTGCGGCGCACGTGTTCCATCACCTTGTTCAGCAGATCGCCATCCGCTGCGGCGCCAGCGCGCTCGACAGTCTTCTGGTACTCAGCGAACTCCCGTTCCGTCATGCCAGCTTCGGTCGGATCACGGAAGCTTGCGCGCAACCCCTGCGAGCGTTGCGCCTCCTGAATCTCATCGTCCGTAGCCAGCATACGGTCGAGCACGCCACGGATGTCGTCGTTGATCGGCGTATTGAGCGCCGAGACATTGCGGTAGATGTTGACCAGCCACGACTTGAATGCGCGGAACGCTGAAGCCAGCGCGCCGCTCGGCGCCTTTCCTTCCATGAAATACGCCTCGGCAGCACGGGCGAACTGCTCATGGTGCTCGACGTCGATCTTTGACGCATCGTCGACACCCATCCATTTCGTGATGGTGCCCAGATCGTCTTTCAGCTGCTGCGGCGCATCGGGCCGCTCAGCATCCGCGCGCATCTCTTCGAGCCACAGGTGACCACTCTCGTGCAGCAGCGTGGACATGTCGCGACCCTTGAAAAGCTCGATGATCGCCTTGCCTTCGGACAGGTTGATCGCGCCGCGTGCGTTCTCGTGATCCTGCGCGAGCTGAGATCCTTCCTCGGTCGGCTCGCCAGCTACGCGCAGCTCGACGCCTGACTGGCGGTAGAGATCCATCGGATCGAGCCCGAGGCGAGCCGCCCGCGTTGCATACCTGGCCGCATACAATGCCGCGTACTGCTGGGATGCGCCCTGCGAATAGCCTGACTCCAGCGCCTGCCGGTTGACGTCGTCGAAGATCTGCCTCACCGGATCTTCCATGCCGGCCAGTGCCTGCGCGTCGCGGCGCAGGTTCAGGTCTGACGACTGCATGAAGCGCTGGACGTCGTTTACTGACATGCCATCCTGCCGGACGCGAATGTCCGGAAGCAGCTCACGCGACACGTCCGTGCCGGCCATGTGCGCGATGTAGTCTGACGTCGGAATCACCACGTCTCCACCGATCGGCAACGCCTCCTGCATCTGCTTCTGCATGTCCGGAACAAAGCCGAACAGCGGATCGCTGGCGCCCGGCTCTGCGCCGTGCGACTGGTAGAGCTGCTGGATACGCTCGGCGGGAATGTAGATGTTTTCGACCGGCGAGCCGTCCGTCTGAGACTGCAGGAATTGCTGGAACGCATCAACGCTGCGCCCGCGTGTCAGGCTGTCTGCTGCGCCATCCTGCAACTGCTGGAACATGGCAATGTCGGCCGACGACTGCCGGGCACGCATGATGTCGCCCGTCAGGCCCACCAGCGCGCCCGCGCTATGGATGCCGCCGAACAGCAATGCGCCAGACTCCGCAGCGTCCGCAAGGCGCTGCAGGGCTTCGCTGCGGGTCTTCTGGTCGTTGAAGACGGTATTGAAGTCGCCGGGGCTGATCTGCTTCGCCAGTTCCTGCCCGGCGATGCTGGCCACCTCCATGCCGGCATTTAGCGCGGCGCCGGAGATGCCACCCTTCACCGCGGCCGCCGCGAAGTTGCGCACGGCCATGGCGACCGTGGGGCGCGTCATGGCGCTGCTGACAGCCTCACTGATGAACGGTGAGAGCGCCTCGTTCGCCACCTTCGATATCATCGCGCCGCCGGCGCCGGCAAGGCCGTACGTCAGGGCGCCGGACAGCAACGCACCGATCTGCTTGCCGGTTTCGTCGAGAGGTTGGCCCTCCTTGTCCTGGACGTTCTCCAGTGCACGGTAGGTCATGCCGGCCTGCACGCGAGCCATATCCGCCTTGAAGCCAATCCCAAGACCTACCGTCGCACCGAGCGCGGCGCCGGGTAGCGCACCGACGCCACCTTCCGGCGCGCCGATCACCGCGCCCGCCGCCGCCCCAGCGACACCCATCTGCTGGGCATGCAGGAAGTTGTCCAGAAGGCCGGTAGCGAATCCGCTCAACTGCTGCACGCCGCCGAGCATTCCGTGCAGTTGCGGCTGCGCCGCCAGAGCGCGCTCCTGCTGCTGGATCTGCGCATCCGTACCCGGCGTCGCTCCGCCGGTCAGGCCGGCAAGCTGCTTCGTGTTGTAGAGGCGGCCCAGCTCGTTCTGGTCAAGCGCCTGCATGGCGCCGCTCTTCAGCGCCGTCGTGATCTTCGAGATCAGCCCGAGCTTGTCGAAGTCGTCCTGGGCGATGCGCGCCGAATCAGGATTAGACGCCACCCATTCAGCTAGGAATGGGTTGTCGACCATCTGCTGGCGGTTGCGCACGAGTTGCGCCTGCTTCTCGTACTCTGGCAGATCCTGCTCGACAGCCGGCGCTGGAACGCCCACCTGTGGCGCCAGCTTGAGCGCGCGCGCCGCCTGGTCCGGGTTCGAGTCCTGCGCCGCAATCAGATTGCCCGTGGCGACTTGCTGTGTCTGGTTGCGCAGCGACATCGCGAACTGGTCGTACGGGTTATCGCTATTCGCCGGGGCTGGCGCGGGTGCGGCAGAAGGCGTGCCACCCGATGCAAGCTGCTGCGCGAACTGGTCGTAATCCATCACGGGTTCCTTGCGTTCGCGAGCGTGTAGCGCGTGTAGAACGCCTGCATATCGGCTTCACTCGGCGGATGGCCGAAGGCTTTCTGGTAGGCGGCCGCGATCTTCGGCTTTTCGGTCGCCGGCACCGGCACGTAGAAATTCGACGCGTCCGTCTGGAAAGCCATCACCTGCTCGTCGTGAGACCACGGCAGCCAGCCTGCGGTACCTGACTGCGCGCCCTGCGTGAGCAGCGAGTTCGTGATGCTGCGAACGTCCTTGTCGGTGGGCGGCTTCTTGTTCTGGGAGTAGAAATCGTCGAGCGCCTTTGACATGCGCCCGGCAAACTGGTTGAAGTCCTGCCACTTGTCCTGCGGGTCTTTCGGCGCGGGGATGTGCACACCTGCAGCACCCAGCATCGGCTTTGCCACGGCAAGCGCATGCTGAAGGTTCTCGGCCTTCTGCTGATCCGCCGCCTGCCGCCCGTCGGATCGGGCCTGCTGGCCTATCAGGTCAAGGGTGAGATGATACGGGAGGACTCCGAACGTTTTCGACAGATCCTCCTGCTGGAACGCCATCGGGTTCGTCGCGGCCTCGCCGCGCAGGCGGTAATAGGTCGAAAGCGCCTCCGGCGTCATCTGGGGTTCTGTCCCCTTCGCGTTGTGCTCGATCAGGTTCATGATGCCGAGCTGCTGTTCGGGCTGGATCATGGCCCACGCGTTTTTTGCGTCCGGGTTGGATAGCAGCTGGTCGAGCGTCGTCGGCTTCTGTCCGCCGGCCGCACCCATGGCCGCCGATACCAGCTGATCGCGTGCACCCTTCTGCAGCCCCTCCTGACCAGCTACCACCTTGTTTACTTCGTTGAACAGGTTGCCCACCGCCATGTCGCGAAAGGTGGGGTCATTGGGGTAAAGCGCAGTGGCGAGCTGGCTTACCTGGCCTTGCCAGTCGGCGAGATGCGTGCGAGGGTCCGGGCTCGTGGCAGGCGTGCCCCCCTGCGGCGGCACCTTCGCGTTGATGCGCTCGATGTATGCCTGTGTCTCGGCGGGCAACTGGCCGAACAGCTGCTGACCCGTAGCGGCGGGGGACTTCTGCAGCAGCGCATCGACCTTTCCCGGCCCCCAGTTGTAAGCCGCGAGCGCAAGCGTCTGGTCGCCGTGATAGCGCGCGATCATCGCATCGAGGTAATCGTTACCTACACGGGTGCGCTCCTGCGGGCTGTCGTCCTGCGCTGGCTGAACGCCGAAACCGGGATTCCAGTTCGTGGCATCCATCACCTGCATCTTTCCCTTCGCGCCCTTGGGCGACACCGCTGCATCGCTCCCTTGCGACTCGGCCGATTCCACGGCTGCGTGCAGATCAGGCAGCGTTTGACCGTTGACGGTAGGCTGGCCACCAATCACGCTGGAGACGATGTTGCGCGCGACGACGGGCATCACATTCGACTTCAGGAAGTGTTCGAGCTGCGGCTTTTCATTCGCGCCGATGAATGCCTGGTTGTCGCTGTACATCGACTGCGCCGCCAGAGGGTCATTTTGCGCAACGCGCATGATCCGTTGCGTCCACGCCTTGCTGGTGTAGTCGGCCTGCTTCTGGGCGATCTGGGCCGTCGACCAGCCCATGATCTCGCCTTGCTGTACCGCCTCTGTGTTGGCCGTCGCGAGCGCGGTCTTGAACTGCTGGTCGTCGTTGTAGTAGTTCGCGGCGTAGTTGAGCGAAAGATTCGCGCGCGCCTCACTCGTGCCCACCTGCCACATCTTGTTTTGCTGCGCCGCGTGCTGCGCCATGCTCGTAAGCGAATACTGCATGCGGCGCACGAACACGTCGTCAAACATCTTTTGCGCCTGCGGATTCGGGAGCGTGTTCCGCGCGTCTTCGCGGATTTTCATCGCCGAATCCATGGCGCCCTGGTAGCCGTCAACGGCATCCTTGCCCATCTTCGCGTAGTAGCCAGACTGCGGGTTGTACTCAAGGTCTGCGAGCGCCTGCGTAGCCTTGATGTCGGCCTCTTTCGCCATGGTCTCGTTCTGCAACCCCTGGTAGGCCAGCTGCGCATTTGCGAGGTCATCGGCGCCGCGGCCGATCTGCGCGGCGACTCCCTGCAGCCCCTGCCCGACTGCCGCGCCAAAGTCCGCCGGAGATGACGGAATGTTCTGGTACGGCGTAGCCGGGCCGGACGGCATCACCGTCTGGCTGGTCTGGAGTGGAATCGTAGGCATGGTCAGCCGTAGAGATTCGGATTATCGAAAGACGAGTCGTAGCCGCCGGACTGACCGACGCCTGCGTTCTGATACTTCCACCACTTGCTGGACACGCTGCTGGCGCCACCAATGATCGACCCGAAGGCATTCAGCGCGCCGCCCGTGAGCGCCGCGCGCGACGCAGACTGGTCGAGCGATGCTTGCGATCCGTAGTCAAGTCCCTGAACGGTGTAGCCGTATGCCGCGCGCGCGGCGTTGTTCCGGATCGTCAGCGCGTCGATTTCTCCCAGTTTTGCCGTGTCCCCCTGCTCGCGCAGCGGGCTGCCGGTGTTGAGATCGATGCCAGCTGCCGCCGCGCCGGCGCGCTCCTGCGAGATCAGCTGCGCGGTTTGCTGGCGCTTGGCCTGCTCCTCGATCTGCCCTTGCTGCACGGCATACTGGGCATTCTGGTTGGCGATCTTCTGGTTGTTCTGCGCGACGGCAGCCTGGTAGCCAGCCGCGGAGCTTTGCGCGCTGGCGCTCTGCACGGCGCCAGCGACGCCCACTGCCGTCGACGCTGCTGTGGCGGCTATGGAAACCCATGCCGGAATCGCTGCGACACCCATCAGTTACCCCTCATTTCGAAGCGATGGAACGGCATCCCGTGCACGCCGTATGGCGCGGCGGGGTGAATTTCGAACCCCAGCCACTCAAGCCACCGTATGCACCGCGCGTACCGTGCATCGACGTAATTCTCCAGATGCGGGAACATTGCGGCCATGCGGTCGCGCCACGTCCTGCCATGCCGCAGGAAGGTGATCGGCTGCAGCTCGACAAGCGGCGTCGTGAGAAGCCATGGCATACCGGTTTCCGACATGAGCGAATCCGCAGAGAGGCCAAAGATCGCCGCAGGATTTCCGTCCACCAGCCACACCCACGAAAAAATAGACGTGTGCGCACAGAAGGCAATCACGCGCTCCGGGTCCGCTCCCGTAAGCGCGTGCACCTCCGCGCGGTCTTCGTCGCGCAGGTTGGCGGCCAGATATGCGACGTGGTCGAGCGTCGCCTCGACGACGCACGGGCCTTCAGGGCGTGTCACCAATTGACACCTCCGGTATCAGGCCGAGCACCGTGCACGGCAGCGGGTTGTCCTGCTGCAGGCATATCTGCGCCGGCACCGACCACAACGGATCGATCACCACGCGCTCGTCGCCGGTGAACAGGGGAATGGCCTGTCCCATCGGGATCAGTCCGCGCTCCTTGATTTCGCGCAGCGTGGAGAAGTTCGGGCCCGCCTTCAGGCCGCGGGTATTCGTCACGCGCACGGTTACCGCATTGATCTTCTTGCGCTTGCTCTGCACTGTGGCGGGGCCACCGGGCACATCGAGGTACAGCGATTCAAGCTGCGACTGGTACGGCAGCCCGACAACCACCGAAGTGGCCGGCTGCTGCAGCGTGATCTGCCCATTCGCCACCGTCTGCTGGGGCTGCACGTTGCCATCAGCAAGGATCGAAACCGTCTGGCCATTCAGATGATCGAGACCGGACACCGTCGAAACCGGTGCAGTGCACGACCAAGAACCCGCAGGTGCGGGCCACTGCGTGGTCATCGCCTGCGTCATGTTGGCGACGATCTGGGTCGCGCTCGCCTGCGTCACGGTGCCCACACCGCCATTGATGCGCAGCGTGCTTCCAGGCGTGGACAGCGAAAATACGCCGGCGCTGGCCGTGAATGTCACGGGCGTCTGCACTACCGGCGTCAGCACGGCGCCAGCTCCAGACGGGTCATTGATTTCCAGCTTCGGGGCGATGGTAACGACACCATTCGAGATCACGTTGACCGCGACTATCGCGCCACCCACAACAACAGGCGCGAACACCGCGCCGCTGCCACTCAAATCCGAGATCGTCGGGTTCGTGTAACCAGACCCTCCGAACACCACGTGCACCTGCTCGATGATGCTCTCGGGCGCTGACGATTGGGGGGTAAGCGTGGCCGCCGGGTAGCTCAGCGGATATTGCAGTCCCGCGTCTACAAACCATGCCTGCGACACATCGGCCGGAATGCCCAGCGTTGGATCGCCGCCCATGTTGCGCGACGCCATGCGCTCGATGAACTGCAGGTAGCGGCCGTTGATGTTTCGCTCGACCACGAAGTAGACGGCGTTCTCGTCGCCCTCGATGATTGAGCACACGGAGCGGAACTTCCCGGCGGTGTCATGCCGCGCCCACGCAATGACGTCCTGCTCCTTCAGATAGGTGAGGGAAAGCAGGATGCCGTCCTCGCGCACGCACCAGATCAGTTTATAGGGCTCCTCCGCATAGGCCCATTCAATAATCTGGTGGCCGACGAACAGGTGGCTAGACAAAACCGTGATGTCCACGCCCGTGTACAGGTTGACGTAGAAGTTGTACTGCAGGTCGCGCACCGTCGCGCCGCGGGCCTGCACGTAGAGGATGTCGTAGTCGATGGCGATCGGCGGCACGTCCGAGCAGCCGCGGTAGGCCTGCGGCACGGCCTCGATCGCTGAAGGCGTCAAAGCGGTGGACTGCGCGCCGCCATCTACGCGCCATGCGCCCGAAGCCGTCAGCACGATCAGCGAGTTCATGCCGATCATGTGCTTGATCGCGTTGACCTGCTGCGACGCCAGTGACACCTCGATCGAATCGTCAGCGCGGGAAGGGCTCGAATAGTCCATGTTCAGGAAGTCACCCGACTTCGAAAACACCAGTTCCTCGGGAGCGTTCACCATTCCGCCGTAGACCTGACGCTGCTGGTAATAGCAGGTGCAGCTCGGATTGTTTCCACTGGAAAAGGGATTGTTGTGCGTCGGCGGACATCGCGTAAAGTCCGGCGCGATATTGTTGTCGACGAAGGAGTTGGTCGCGCCAGGGGAGACCGATCCGATGTAACCGAACAGCGCTCCATTCGGGATCGCGTTGTTGCCGATGTTTTCCTGTGTGCGATACAGGTTGTACAGCGTCGCGCCGGCGACGCTCGCCCATTGCAGGGTGTTCTGCGCGCCGGTGTTTTGCCCAAGTGCGTGGCAGCTGATCGTCGCGATATTGGATGGCAGGCTTTCCGACGCGTTGGTCTGCGCCGTGACCACGTAGGCATACGCCGTGTTGTTGTAGGTTGTGCCGACGCCATTGTTCACCACAGACAGGTTTGTCGGCGCGGCAGCAGATGACTGGAAGGTAACGGCCGTAAGCGTCCACACCCAGTGCTGCGATCGCGTCAGCTGGTACGGCGAGTATCCGGGGTGGCAGAGCGTCATTGTGTCCGCGCTCTGCGTGAACTTGATCAGTTCCAGGTCCGCGGCCGCGTACGGAGTCGCAAGCGTGTAGACGCGCGCCACCGTGCCGCCGCCCGCATAGGCGCCGTAGCTGGAGGTGTTGACCGGCACGCCGTCCAGATCGGTCATCGTGAACGTGTTCGCGGTCACGTTGGCAGCCAGCAGCGTCTTGCCGCTCAGTTGCGTCATGCCCGCGATGTTTCCAAACGAGATCGTGTCGCCGTTCGAATACCCGTGCACGGTGGCGGTCACGGTTCCCGGGTTTGATTGCGTGATGCTGCTGATCGCCACGGCTGGCTCCAGCACGAAGCCGCCATTCATGATGACGCGCATGTACTGGTCGCCGAACAGCAGCGCGTACGTCTGCGTGGTCGAGAACGTGAACGGAATCAGCCGATGCTTGTCCGCCTCGGTCCCGACATACTGCGTCGCCTTGGCTCGGCCAGTGTAGGCCGTTCCGGTGCGATTCGACACGCCGCCGCGGTAGTCCACGAAGAAGTTGCGCAGCAGCGCCGCGCCGATGTGGAACTTCTCGAAATCCACGCGCGAGTAAAGCGCGGGGCTGAGCTCACCAGAGGCAAAGCTCGGCTGGATGACGGGTTGGGCCATATCAGGAAATGATCGTCAGAGCCTGCGGGCCGTAGTAGAAGTAGCCGCCATCCGGGTACGCCCAGTCGGACGCGTAGCCGCGAACGCGCATCCAGTCGGGCGTCGAGTCGACGATGGTCAGCCCCTCGTTTCCGTTGCGAGCCTGCGCCTTGAACAGCCACTCCTGCGCAACGTCCATCCGCATCTTGGCGAGCGACTTGTCCCCCGTCAGCGGAATGGCAATGAACGCCGACAGCGTTGCGGCGAATGCCTGCACGAACTCCGCGTCGAACAGTTGCGGGTTCGTGATGCGCTTTGTGTAAACGAGAATCGCGCTTGCCTGGTTGGTCAGGATGACCGCGATGTCATTGCCGCTCGCGTCTGAATCGACGCCCAGCAGGAACCGTACGGGCGGCCCGACATACGCGGGCAGCGACGAAACACCCGGAAGAGAGCCGGGTGTCGACTGCACCATCGGCATCACGAAGCGCGCCAGCAGGCAGTCAGGCGGCAGTGCGTACTCGTATTGCCACGGCGTCGGGACGGGCTGGTTCTGCGTCGCATCATTGAGCAGCGCTAGCGACGCCTGCTTGCGCGCAAAGTTCCAGTGCGCGCCGCGCAATGTCGCGTCGAGCGCGGCATCCCACTGAAGCGAGATCGCGAGTGCCTCGGCGCTTCCCTCCTGTAGCGAGGAGATCGTCGAGCGCGTGCCAATACCCGCCAGGGCAAGGTTCGCGATGGTGACCTGGTCAGCCACGCGCCGCCCCCTTTCCGTACAGTTTCTGCGCCGGCGTGCCGGACTCCTCATCTTCGTTCTCGGCGCACATGTGTGTGATCTGAAGCTCGACGCTCGCATGCGCGCCGCCGGCGAGGCTGCCGCCTGCGCTCACGCTCTCGACGCGCGCCATCGCGAAGATGTGGATTGTCTGGCCGACGTCCGGCATTTCCAGCCCGAGCTTGTCTAGCTCTTCGTGCGTGAGATGCAGGCGCAGCCCATACGGATACTGTTCCGGCTTCTCGTTGAGATCGGTCATTGCCTGTGGGCGATCCCCTTCCACATCCTCGGGATCACGCACCATGTGAACGGGCTTTTTCATGTCAGACGCACCCCGCCGGACATACGGTAGTTCACCGTACCGCTGGTATAGGCCGTGCAGCTCGGCTCGTACAGAACGCCGGGCTCGGGCTCGCTGACCACAAGCGATCCCGCTGCAGTCAGGCTGATGATGTTGCCGTTCTCGTCCCTGGCAGCAATCCACGTGGTACCGCCGTCGTAGGACTTCTGCAGGATCACGGTAGCGACGAACGTACCCCAGACAGCGAAGTTGAAGCGGCCGAGAAAGGCACTCGACGTGCCGGCGGCGACAGATGCCAGTGTGCCGGCCACCACCTGCGGCGCCAGCTCGTTCCCGCTGGCTGAAGGCTTGCCCATCGTGCTCTCCAGTAGAAAGGGCGCCGAAGCGCCCTTGCGTTACTCGTTGATCGGCAACGATTCGATCGGGTCAACCCAGGTCGGGTTGTGCTTCTTGAAGATCGCGCGCGCGGCATCGTTCACCGGCTCCATGTGCGGACCCGGCACGCCTTCGTAAGCGATGATCAGAGGACGGTTCTCGTTCGTTTCCGGATCGATCGGCGTCGTCTTCGGATCGTAGATACGATCGTCGATGTACGCCGTCTCCAGCAGCCGGTACTTCGGGATGGCCTTCGCTCCCTGCGACGGTGTAGCGGACATGGCTCAGCTCCTTAGTTAGCGACGGTGATACCGGGGGCATAGCCGCCGTTGTAGCCGGCGGCACCCTGCGGAATATCGTCGCGGGTGAGAACGAGCGCCGATGTGACGGCGCCCGTCGAATACACGCCGGTGCCCACGACGTAATTCAGTCGCAGGAAGCGCGGCCGGGCCTGGCCGGCTTGCGGGCGCGGCAGATCCAGCTCAAGGATGCGAGCTCCCGCGACGAGGTTCGAGTTCGTCAGAACGCCCGACTCGGCCATCGTCGTGTACGACCCGGGCGAACCTGAGCCGTTGTCCGGCGCGCCCTGGATCTGGACGTTCAGCGTCGCGGAGTTCGTCGAGGCAAACGCGGTCGTGATCATGACCATCAGCTTGGGCGTGAGGCCCGCGCCGTCGGCCGAACCGAGATCGCGGCCCTGCGCCGCGAACAGGTCGATCACATTTGCGGATGCCTGCGAGCTCGCCGACGCGGTGATCGCGCTCTGCGAGTCGAGCAGCAGGTTGTTGTCGAGAATCATGGAATCTCTCCTGAAATGCTGGTCGGCGTGTCGCTTAGACGACGCGCGATTCCGTGTTGAGGATCTGGTCGCACGTGCGGATCGGCACGCCGCGGAACGTCGTGATGACCTTGCCTTCCCACTCGTCGAGGCGCAGCAGGACGTTGGTCTTGTTGACCGCCTGCAGGTCCAGATACGTGCGGATCACGCGGTTGCAGTAGATGACCGTGCGACCCATCTGCATCTGGCCACCGTCCGGCGCGTCGGTCTTCTGCTCCGACGACAGCGTGACGGGCGCCGTCGGCAGACGGTGCACGCCACGGATCAGCGCGTTGATGAGGTTCGCAGCGCTGCCCGTCGACAGTTGCGTGACGTCGATGTTGGCGATGCGAACCACGTAGCGCCAGTCGCGCACCGTGAGGCCCATGTCCCACTTGAAGTGCGTCCGGTAGCCTTGATACAGGTTGCCGTTCGCGTCCGAGAGAGGCCACTCGCCGAGGTCGCGGTGCTGCAGGCCCGAGATCTTCCCCTTCGGGAAAATGCCGTGCGCGGTGTTCGGACCCCAGACCACAATCCAGATCGACGTGTTGGTCGACTGCGTGCCGCCAGCGTCGATCACGTTCGCGGCCGTCTGCGCATTGCTCGTCGTGACGGTGTTGAAGCGCGGTGCAAAGCCCATGAAGCGTTCCGGGTTAACGGCAGTGTTGCCGTAGAACATGGTCTGGGCCATCTGCTGGTTCATACCTTCGAGGAACGCCAGGTCTTCCGACAGGCGGAACTCGGCCGTGTTGCCGTTGAGGTCGGCCAGATCCTTGTCGATCTCGCTGTAGCACTCCAGCATGCCGCACGCATCCGTGACCTGCGCCGTGGTGCTCTTGGTCTTCACCACGCCGTAGTTCAGCAGGCGCCACGTCGCGCTCGGGAGGCCCGTGCGAACGGTCGTCTTGTGGCCAGTGGGAAGGTTGCCCTCGACGACGAGCATGTCGTCCAGGATTTCGTTGGTTTGCGACAGCAGGTTGATGATCGTTGCAACCTTGCCGTCGTCGTCCATGCGCTTCGCCCAGTCAGCGTAGGTAAGCGCAGTGCCGCCGAGAATTGCCATGATAGAGGCTCCTGTTCAGGAAACCCCTGTCACGAAGTCATGGGAGCGGTTTGGCGTGTGAAGGTGAGCCGTCGCAGCTTCCAGACAGGTGATTTGGATTACGAATTCGTATTGCCTTGGTTTGGGTACAACGTCTCCGCAGGGGACTTCGTGTTCACGCCAGCCGGTTTGCTGCCGTTCACGGCCCCACCTTCGGTGACTGCCTTCGCCATCCGGTAAACGAGGCGGATGATCTCGGGGTTGTTACCAGCCCCGGTGAAACTGAAAGCTTCCCGGATGGCCTTCGCCTGCTCACCACCGATCGCGTTGATCGCCTTGGCGATCGTCGACGTGGTGTTCTCGAAGTTCTTGCCACCGAGCTCGCTGTCGCTCTTCACCTGATCCTGCCACTCCTTCTGGGTGTCCACCCAGAGCTTGTACGGGCGTTCAACCGCCTCCTTTACCTGGCTGGAATACAGATCGACCAGCTTCTGCGCGGCCTCCTGCGGGACCTTGGCTTCCGCCGCGATCTGCTTGAAAGAGTCCATCACCTTCTGGTCGACCTCGACGCCCTCGGGTAACGCGAAATCCGTGTACTCGACGGGTTTGTCGTTGGGTGCCTCTGCCGGCTTGTCGGCCGGCTTGTCGGCCGGCTTGTTCGCGCCCGCATCCGCCGCATCGGAACCATCGGGCTTTGCCGCGGCGGCTGGCGCCCCGTCTGCGGGCGTGTCCGCGACGAGATTGCCCGGCGCCTGAAGGCCAGTAGCTGCGGCCGGCGTCGATGCAGACGCAGTTGATGCCGCGCTTGCGGCCGATGCAGGGGTTGCTGCCGCGGAGGTGTCTGCCGGTGCGGCGGCTGCTACGTCGCTCATTGTTCAGTCTCCGTTACGAAAGGACCACATCCCAGCCTGTGCCGGTCGACATTAGGCGCTTGGTTGCGTACTGCGACGACAGCGCGAGAGTCGATGCGCCGTCCATCTTCTGGCCGCCGACGCCGGACAGCGTCACGGCGTTCGCCGACGAATCGACCTTCTTGAACACGATCGATTGCCCGATGGGAACCGACTGCGCGTCCGGCAGATTGACCGTGAACGCACCGGACGTCGCGTCGCAACGAACCATGCCGTCCTGAGACGACACGGAGTACGAGCTGTTCGTCGCCGTGGTGAGCGTCACGACCTGCGTCGTGAGAGTCGAGAGCGACTGAATGACGTCGCGGATGTCCTTGTTGCGCGGCTGCCGATTGTTATCGCCGAACAGATCGTGCAGGTCGGCGACCTTGCGGTTGACCCCTTTAAGCGCCATTGCTTTCTCCATCGTCGGAGGTGACGGCCCCCGAGACCGCCGGCGCGCGCTCGCGCGCTTCCCGGTGCATCAGAATCCACTCCTCGAAAAAGAAGTGCTGGACCTCCTTCTCGATCACCCGCCCGACGTTCTGCGCACCCGACGTGTGAAACGTGGTCGAGTTGCCCGTGAACGGATCGGCGTCGATGTGGCACTGCTCGTAGAGAAGGAAGTGCATCCACGCGCGGCCCTCGCGCGACTGCATCAGCAGCTGCAGGCCGAGCACGCGCTGCTGCTGGCGCGATTTCGACTGGCGGGCCTTTTCCTCTACGGCCTGCGGGTTGCTGGCGTCATACGGATGCGCGTTGTTCTTCGCCATGCTCTTCCTCGAACGGAATCCAGAAATGCTGCTGCCCGATATGGGCCACCCGTGCGGACAGGTCGACATCCAGCCAGACCTTGAAGCCAGCCGCGCGCGCCGCCTCGCAGAAGTAGTAGTCCTCACCCTGGATTTGCGGCATGACGCCTTCCGCTTCTTCGGTGTGCGGCGTCCGGAAGTACGGCCGCCTGAGCTTCTCGAACACCGACATCTTGATCAGCAGGCAGCCAGTCGGCAAACCCGCGACCTCGTGCAGACCTTCCGCCGCTTTCAGCGGCTGATCGTCCAGCGTGCGACCGAGAATGTTGTACGGAGGCACCCGCTTTGTGTACGTGGCGCCGACGATGTCCTTGTCGTGCGCGAGCAGCCGGCGGATCGTGTCGCCCGGAAAGATCATGTCCGAATCCAGGAACAGCACGTAATCGACGCCGAACGTCTGCGCCTCGTTCACTGCGTTGTTGCGCAGGATCGGGATGATCGAACCCTTCGGGTTGATCAGAGCCAGCGCCGCGCCCGGGTTGTACGTCAGCGCTGCCAGCGCCATCGCGAAGTCCGCGTGCACCACGTCGTGCGACGGAATGCAGAGGGCCACCTTCTTGTGCGCCGGCTTCGACAGCGGCGTCCCATTGATCGACTGAATCCTGCTGGTCACGCTTTCCTCCATTCGTGCTCGATGATCTGGCAGAACGGAGCCTCGTGCCGCAGGAACGTCGACAGGAACTGCTGGGCGTCACGCTCGCGCGCGAACCGCAGTGCCTTCTTCGGATCGGACGCCCATCCGCCAGAGGGGGACGCGAAATCGCGCCCCACCTCGCAGCAGAAAAACGTCTTCTGTCCGCCGTCAATGCGCTCAACGAGCCAGCCGCTCTGATCGGTGTAGCTGGCATCAATCCATGTAACAGTCATTTCTTCTTGCCCTGATTGGGGTAGAGCTTTTCAGCCGGGCTCTTGTGATGCGTGCCCATGAGCGTGAGTGCGAGGCGCGCCTGTGCGCCCGTCTTGCCCTTGTCGCCCTTGTGCTCCTCGGCAAACTCGCGCGTCGACTCACCGGCCGCTTCAGCCTTGCGGCGAAACTGTCCATGCGCGTGCTCCGTCGCACCCTGAATCCACTTCTTCGCCATCACTGCTCCCCGGTCGGGTTCGACGGGTACAGGATCTCCGCCGGCGTCTTCGGCATCTTCTTGCCGTTTGCCTGGGCAATCTGTGCGGTATGCTGGCGGCCCTCTTTCAGCGCGGCCTCAAGCACCGCCGGGCTGAGCGCCGGCTGGTTCGGTCCGATCGGGTCAGGCATTTTTCACCCCCAGGTTCATGTACTCGGGTTTGATGATCAGATCCGTGCGGCACACTTCCGGGTCGTAGGAGATCTGCTTGCTTGTGCCGTTGATGTAGACCGGCAGCTCGTTGGGCGTCTTCACGACGATGCCGCGGCCGTACGCTTCGAGCCGCGTGTGATCGTTGTCGAACGCATCGGGCAGTTCGGCGTTGAACACCTCGCCATTGGGGCGCGTGATTTTCACGATGTATGGCATCACTTCTCCTGCTCAAGCCAGTCAGTGCCGGCCTGCGTAATCACCCACTCGACCTCGTGGCCTGCGTGGCGCATTTCCACAAGGCCGTGGATGTTCAGCGCCATCAGGTCGTGACCGGCCACGTTGTCGAGCTCGCCACGAGAGACGCAGCGCAGTGCATGCACCTGCTCGGCTGTCAACTTGACCACGTGCTTCTCCTGGTTGAACGGTTAGGCGTTGCCCATCATCTTCGCCAGCGCGTTCGCGCCGCCGCCGACGTCGGTCTGCGAAAGCACCTGCGCGCCCTGCACCGCGGCCATCGCGTTGTTCGCGGCCTCGGCCTGCTGTTGCTGCTGCTGGCGCTGCGCGCGGATCTTGAGCACCTTCGCCAGCGGAACGATGATCTTCGGAGAAACGCCAAGCTGATCGGCGTATTCGTCAATCATTTCGTCCCAGTCGACGTTGTCCAGCGCGCCCGGCACGGCGCCGGCGAGATTGCCCACAAACTGGGCAAGGCGCTCGACCCCGGCCGTCGAGACGGCCTTCTGTGCCTCGGCGAGCATCGAGATGTACTGGACCTGGATCTGTTCGCCGCGCAATTCCTGAGGCACGGGCGGTAGCAAGCCGGCGCGCAGCATGACGTTGAAGATGCGGTCGATGGCCGGGTCGAGCGCCTCGTTCTCGAAACGCTCCAGCACCGGGCCGAGCTGAATCAGCTTTTCTTCCTTGCGGGCATCGATCTCCGTCGCGGTGCGCACGGTGTCGAGCTGGCTGATCATCAGGAACAGGTCCTTGAACAGGACGCGCTCGATGCGCTCCTGGACCTCCTTGATGTCCAGCATCATTTCCTGGATCTCGGGCCGCACCTCGTACACTGGCTTGAAGCCGACCGAGTTTGCCGAGCCGGGAATGTACGTGACGCCGCCCGGGATCAGCGTGGCGGGCTCGTTCTTCAGCGCCACGTCGGCAACCATCGGAGGGTTCACCATCTTGTCGATGGCCTGCGCCTTGCGCTTCTGCTCGACCTGCAACTGCTTCACGTCTCCCAGCGCGTCCATGCACGGCGAGCGGCCGTACGCATCGTTACCGACGATGTCCCACCGCGGCGCCACGACGGGGAACTCGTGGAAGCCCTGAACGCGCAGCGTGTAGTTACGGCCCTGACCCATCTCCCAGTAGACCTCGCGGTACTTCATGCCCTTGAGGCCGGGAGCGCCCGGCACATACTTGTCGTTCGGCTCGACGGCATGGCCGATGATCTTCTCGCGCGTCAGGGAAGCACCGCCGGTCTTGATCGCCTGCCGTACGTCGTCCGAGCAGTTCTCCAGCCCAAACTCTTTCGCGATCTGGTACGTCGTGTAGACGAACTCGCGATAGAAGGTGTCGACGTTCAGGCGCGGGCCGTTGGCCAGGTAGTACTCGCCCGCGCACGGGTTGTAGCAGCGGATGACGTCTTCGAAATCCTCGTAGATGATCATCGGCGCAGTGCCGAACACCACGAGATCGAAGTACATCGTGGCCATGGCGTTGTAGAAGTTCGACTCAGCCATGACGTGAAGCATCCGCTTCTGCACCTCGTCGAGCCAAAGCTTGACCGGTGAGACATCGGACAGGTCCTGATCCGGCAGAGTGAGCCTAAACCACGGCCGGCCAGGGCTCGTGATGCCAGCCATCATGCCTGACGCGCACGTGCGCGCGGCGATGGTGGCCGTCGAATCGATGATGCGCTGGTTGATCGGCACGCCGCGGCTGCCCTTGTTCGGCGTCACGAGCCACTGGTAACGCCGCGGCAGGATGTAATCCGCGATCTCGCGCCAGTGCATCCACCAGCTGAAGCGGTCGACACGCAGACCAATCAGCCGGTTCTGCACATGCTCCCGGAGCTGCATCATCTCCGGGGACGACTTGTCAGCCGTCGGCTTCTGGCTCGTGTCGACCATGGATCAGTTACGCCGCCGGCGGTTCGGTGCCCGACGGCGCTGCATCGGCGGCCGGCGATTGTGCTTCAGGCGCTGGGTTGGCATCCGGATGGATGATGTGCTCGACGAACGCCTCGACTTTACCGATCAGCGATTCCGCCTCGGCCTTCACTGCGACGTCGCTGGAAGCAGCCGCAGGCGCTTTCCCAGGCGATTCGAGAGCCTCGATGCGCTTCACGAGCGCGGCGACGTCCTCGCTCATCTTCGTGTGAGCGGCGGCCAGCGCATGCATGAACGCATGCTCCGCCTCCTGCAGCGCTCGCTCGGGATCGGCAAGGTTCAGCGCGTTGCTCAGCGTGCTCTTGACGTCCTCGAAGGCCTTCATAATTTCGGACATGGTTGCTCCTTCAGCTTCCCAGCAAGCTTTTTGCCTGCTGGCTGTTTGCGGTCTGGGTCGCGCCGTAAAGCGCGTTCGGGTTGTACTGCCGGTTCACGGCTTGCGTTGGCGCACTCAGCGATGAGCCCGCTGCAGTCGGCGGTGTTGCGGCTGCCGGTGCGTCCTGCGCCGCAGGCGAACTGGGTCCGGGCGCAGACGGATAGCCTTTCCAGACGTGGCCGGGATCGGTCAGGTTTTGCAGCACTGAGCTGTTGCCTGAATGCGCGAGGTTCAGCACGTCGACGCTGTTCATGAAGGCTTTCCACGGGCCCAGCGCCTGCGGAGAAAGCGCACCCATCACGAGCCGAGCAGCGTCTTGCTGGTGGTGTTGGCGCCGCCGGTCAGACCGTTGGCGCCAGTGGCGATCGTCGAGCTGGGGCCGGCAGCCGCGGCAGCGCGCTGTTGCGCGCTCGTTGCCGCCTGTGCGCCCTGCGGCGACTGCAGTGTCGGCGGAGGCGGCACGGCGGCCGGAATGCTCGGAATGGACGGCTTGCTGAACAGTGCACCCATGGCTCACTCGTAAGGGTTGTAGTCGCGCTGCACCATGCCGCGCTGCGGTTCGTTGAACGGGTCGTACTCGACCTGCACACCCCGCGACGAGCCGTACGCATGCCGACCGGCATTTGCGTTGCGCTGCACGGGATGCGCGAACGTCAGCGCGAGCGCGTCGCCGTTGTCTGGCGACTGCAGCCCGCGCTTCTTCATGTCCTCTTTCTTTTCGAGCAAGATCGCGTCCTTGCCATCGCGAAGCACGTAGCCGTACTCGACGCCGGTCAGATCCTGCTCAAGCTCGATGTCTTCGTCGATGGCGCCGCCCTTCAGCCACTCGCGCATCGACCCCCACATCTCGGCCCGCTTGTTCGCGTAGACGATCATTTCCTGACCGGGAATCGCGCGATCCGGGCCAGAGCCAAACATCACGCCAATTACCGGCAGACGGAGCTGGCGGCAGCGATCCACCACCCCGGAGCCGTTTCCGCCCTCGTCGATGAAGATCGCGTCAGGACGCATCGTTTCGAAGATGTCCGCGATGCGCGCTGCGATCTGCATGTTGTCCAGGCCACGCAGCTTGATCGGCGCGTGCGTGCGCGCGTCGCGGCCCTTGCGGAACCGGATCACTGTCTGGTCGTCGCCAAACCGCGCCACGTCCACGCCCACCACGAGCGGGTCGTAGAGGTCCGCCACCGCCTCGCGCTTCTTCGCCTCTTCCACCAGATCGCTTGAGATGAACTGCATGGAGCCAGCCCTCGGAAAGACGCCGCGCACGCGCACGCGTACAAAGTCGCTGTCCTCTCCGTAGTCAGCGACCCACTGCGCGATCTGCTTCTTGTTGGTGATGCGGACCTTGCGGCTGTCGATCTGCCGCGTCATCCAGCGATGTTTGAAGCGCCCAAAGCATTCCCTGAAGCGCCCGGTATTGCGCGTCGGGTTACCGGCGACGAACCAGATGATTTGCGTGTTCTCGTCGGTCAGCGCACCCTCAGTCGTCTCCCAGATCACGTTCGGGATGGCCGAGGCCTCATCGAACACCACCAGGATTCGCTTTCCCTGGTTGTGCAGGCCAGCGAACGCCTCGGTGTTCTTTTCGGACCATGGGATCAGGTCGATGCGCCACGTCTTCTCGTGGTTCGGATCGAGTGCATGGATACACGTCGCCTCAACCTTGAACCAGTGGCGGCAGATACAGCGCCGGTGCCACTTCACCAACTCCGGCCACGTCTTCGTGCGAAGCTGGTTGTCGGTGTTCGCCGTCACCACGCCGCGCGTGTCTTCGAGCGTGCACATGGCCCACAGGATCAGCCAGGCCACAAATGCTGATTTGCCGATACCGTGCCCAGATGCCACTGCGATCTGGATAGCCTGCTCGGCCGTCAGCAAACCGTCGCCGATAGCCTTCAGCAGACCGCGCGCCCATTCGTCAGGACCATCAAACTCGGCCAGCTCGCCGTCGCCCCACTCGAACGCAAACTCCACAAACCCCAGCGGGTCATGTTCGAACGCAGCGATCTCTTCGATCAGCTGCTGTTCGACGTCAACCGCCTCCGCCATCTTTGGCGCGCCGCTTGCGAGCGGCGAGCATCCGCGCGGCCAGTTCGTCCGATGTGCTGACCTCAACCTTGTCCTTCAGCATTCCAAGGTGGCGGGCAACGAGTTCCGTGGCCTTATCTTTTGAATGCAGCTTCACCTCAAGACCGTCCTTGCCAAGTTTCACGCCGGCATAGAGCGACTTCAGCGCAGGTGGCAGCTTGCGGGTGTCCTCGACAAAGATCTCGCCGCGGCCGTCTCCAAAGCACTCAGGGCAGGCCGGATTCGGGTCGCGCTTCTTGTTGAAACCAACGCCGCCCAGCTCGTCGAATGGCGGGATCAGATCCGGTGACGTGCCTTGCATCATCAGTTTCCCGGCTTCGCGCTCGTATTCCTTGCGCCGTTGCTCCTGCTCGTTCGGCGTGCACTGATACTTGAAGTCCACGCCCCAGCAGTGCCGGCAGCAGTTCCGGCGGTACTGCACGATGCCGTTCGCGTCCGAAGTCATGATGGCGCGAAGCTCGCGCAGCACTTCGTCCTGCGATATTTCAACCCGTTCCGTGCGCGCAACGCGCCTTTCAGCCAGGTAAGAAACCACCTGAACATCTCTTAACAACCGCGACGCAGCGCTCTCTGCCGCGTTTCCCCTCGCCTTGTATCCCGCTCGCACATAGGCTGCTGCGGCATTCAAATCGACCAGAAACTCGTCGGCGAACAGCTTCTGGCGCTCTGTGAGCTTCTTGGTCATGGCGGAAAGGAAAAATGCCCGCGCTGATCGGGGCCAGCGCGGGCGAGGGACCTGTTGCTCAGGTCATGGACTCCCATGAAGGGATCGGATTCCTCAAAAGAAAACCACCGCGCGTCACACGACGCAGCGGCGGCTAACGGCTGCCTCTCGCAGCCCTGGAGGAGACTCGGTCAGAAAACAAAAAGCCCGGCGGCTTTCACCGTCCGGGCTTCGTTTTCTCTAGGCGTGACACGCCCCACACAAAAACAGTAGCAGGCGGGATTTTCAATGTCAACGCCCAAAACCAAGAATTCCATGAGCACGCAGCATCGGTTTCAAAATCTGCTTCGCGTCGTCGTAGTCTTCCCTCGTGCTGCGGGCCATACACCACACCGAAACGCCGGCCTGAAAGTTGAGCATCTGCGCCTGGATAGCCACGCGGTGGCGCATGCTCAACTGAAAAATAAACGGCTCGACGGCGCGACCGATCGTCGCCTTGAAGTTGCTCTCGACCTCCTCGTCGAGCTCCTCGTACGACATCCACTGACGGCTGCTGCGAAAACCGCCGCATGTCGAGTCGGCCGAGCGGTAGGTCGGCGCAGGATCGTACTTCTGTGACCACTCGTACCAGTCGAGGAGTATCTGGTCGATCTCGTCCATCAACACGTTGAGCGTCGTTGTCATTGTTCGCCCCGTCAGCTGTGCGCTTTCCATCCGAGCCCCTCGCGTGTCCGTAATTGAACCTCATCCCAGATCTGCTCGACCTGTTCCGAGTTGAGCTTTTTCGCGCCGCCTCGCGCACGGCGCTCGACCTTTTCGGCCTCGGTGTCGAGATCAGTCCCGGTCTCGACAAGGCGCCCGTTGAAATTTCTGGTTTTCACGCCACCCCCATCTTCAGGTCGCGAACGGGTTGCCATCTGGCGAATGCTTCCGAGAACACGCCGCGCTTGACCTCGCGCGCCGCCGGGCCCTGATCGAGCCACGCGTGACAGCGCATGCACCCCGGCACGGTCCTGTCATGCCTAGCCTTGAGCCCCATCCCTTTGCCGGCCTCAAGGCTGTTGTCGTGGCATGGCACGACGGTTTCGTCGAGTGGGTTGAGACGGCACACGCCGCGCACGCGCAGGTAGCAAGGCTCTCCGCGGCAGGCTGCAAGATACCGGGAACTTTCCGCCACGCTGACGTATTTCCTCCGCCGCCTGATCGGCGCCTTGCGCGCGCCAAAGCTGCTGAATGGCGCATCGGGCTTGCGCTTGAACCCGCTGCGTTTGAGGGGAGCGCTGCGTTTCATTTCTTCGGCCGCGGCGGCAGTTCGTCCCACAGGATCACATCCATCTCACACCTCCCTGATATCCCACTCGCCGCCCTTCGCCTTGCGGACAAGCCGGAAGACGAAGGGGTATTGCGAGGCCGCCACCTTGATCTTCACGTTGGCATCCTCTTCCATGAAACCCTTGCACTCGTGCAGCTCGATCTGACCGGAGGCGACCATGACCGCGAAGTCCGGCGTGTAGAAGGTGTTGTCCGCGAGCCGGAACTTCATCCCCTCGAACCGGAACCAGAGCACCTCGCCGATGTGTCGACGGGCGTCTAGGTGAGCCGCGTAAGCGCCCTCGGTCTTGTTCATCTCGCCGGCCTTCATTCGGCCCAATGCTCGCGTGCGAGTCAGCACATCCGGCGCGACAAGCTTTTGAACCGCACCAACCAGTGGCGCGCCGCCGGGCAGCGCATCAGCAAAGAGCTTGATGCGCTTGGCTTCCTGGCTGATCCGCGCCGTCCCAAGCGCGCCGCCCTCCAGCTGAGCCTCAGAGAACCGGAGAGAGTGCTTGCTCATGATGCGTAGTCGTCTGGAGGCAGGAGAGCATCGCCGAGCTGCGTGCGCACCCATTCGTAGAACTTCGGAGAACCTGACTTTTCGGCGTGCTTGAGCACATAGTCGATCCATGGGCCGCGCCCGCACGCCTTCGCGACGAAGACGCGGTAGTACGGGACCGGCTCTTCGGCGTTTCGGGCGCGCACGCCCATCTCGGCGCCCTTGCGCTCAGTGGCGCTCGCGTCGAGCCACCACTCGGCATCCTCGGCGCGCGCCGCCAACTGCTCCTCGGTGGGCGGCAACCCGTCTTCCCAGCGCTTGCCGTTCAGGTACGTCTCCGGAGCGGGCTCGAAGCCGTCTTTCCACTGCTTCGTGAGCTTCATGGCCTGCAGGTGCGCGATGATCACCTCGGCCTTCACGTCGAGGTTGTGTCGCTCCCAGTGCTTTCGGCAGTCGGCCTTGTCAACCTTGCGTGGAGATTGCGGCCACATTTGCCAGAATCTTTCGAATTTGCTCGTGGGCGCGCCGACCGTTTTTTGGTCGGCACACTGTTCCTTCTGTTCTATTACCGTTAACTGGTAGTTCTGTGTCCCGTTTTCGGTACTGCTTCCAGGTCGTTTTCGGTACTGCTTCGAGTCAGAAACGGTACTGCTTCCGGTCGAATTCGGTACTGTTCCGTTTTCGGTACCGTTCCGTTTTTGGGACTGCTTAGAGGTTCCTGATTTGGTATCGCTTGTGGATAACTCATCTGGCGGACCAACCTCGACGCGTTTGCCGGTTGGATTCTTCAGGCGGTACACAGGAATCGAGCCGGTCTTGCCCACGCGGCGCCCGGTGTCGACGATGAAACCCTTGTCCTGCAGGTACTTCAGGTTCGAGATAACCGTCTTGCGGTTCTGCTCGCTCCAGCCCTGCATCGTCTCGATCGACGGGTGCGCCTCGAAGTCCTCGCTCGCATAGTCCGCCAGAGCCATCAGGATCGATTTGGCGGGGCCCTTGCCGACTTTCTGGTGGCGGGCCCAGGTGATTGCGTTCAGGCTCACTCAGGGCTCCACATCCAGTGCTTGACGAATCCCCGCGCCCACGAGGCCGTGTACAGGAACGACACCGCGAAGATTCCCCACTGCTGTGCCTTCCAGGTCGTATAGAACCAGAACGGCTGCGCAGCCAGTCCAAACAGGCACGAGAACCGCTGGCGGCTCACGCGGGTGTCCTGCGACAGGTAGACGGCCGCGACGCCACACAGGCCGATTCCAAGCTGATCCAGAGCGATCATGCGGTTACCTGCCTGACGATCGTTGCGAAGGGGTCGTTCGGGACTGTGAGCGCGCGCCGCCGGGCGCGCGACGTACGGCTCCAGTCCTTCGACGTCTTGTTCGGTGGCTTTGGCGCGTCGCGGCCGCTACCCAGTTCCCAGCACGCTACCCAGCGGCCGTGATCGGGGTCCCGCTCCCAGCGGCAAATCCGGTAGCGGGTGCCGTGCTCCCGGCGCACGATGGGCACCACGCTTCCGTAGGCAAGCCCGGAGCGCTGCGCGATCTGCCGCAGCGTCAACTCCGCGCCGTCCAGCACGCGGTCAACCTCGGGAGCGCACCAGGCAAAGTGCGGGGCACGCAACGTGCCGCGCTTGCCCGGCAGGCCGATGTCCGTCGCGTGCATCGCCGCAGCGCGGACCGAGCGCCGCGGCAGCAGGTGAATGTGGGACTTCAGCGGACCAGCGCGGAACCAGATGTCGCGGAGGATGGCGTTCTCTTCGGCCGTCCAGCGCGGGGTTCGCGTCAGGACGCGGGCGCCAAGCTTCAGGTACTCACCGGCCCGGCATTTCACGGCGTCAAGCGTGCGGCCGGGCAAGCGGTGCAGGTGTTCTGAGATCGTGCCGGGCGAAGCCCAGATCTCGCGCACGATCGCATCCTCCTCGGGGGTCCATGGATTTCTCATTGCTCACCCTGCTTCCCAAGGTTCACCCGGTACACCACGCGCCGCCCGGGCACCTTCATGGTCTCGATATGCCCGTCGCGCTCAAGCTCTTTCAGGTACGTGCGCACGGCACTGTCGCTCATGCCGCACATGAAGGAGATCGCCTGTACGGTCGGGTTGCATTCCCGGGTCGAGAGGTGCGCCGCGCGCGCGAGGTACACCAGAACCATCTTCTTCAGCGCCGGAAGCTCGAACTCCCAGGCGTAGTTCTCGTGGTAGAGGCTCACGGCAGCGACCTCCAGCACACTGCGGCGGCAGCCGCAAACACTCCAAACATCCACAGCCCCATCAACGTTGCCGTCTCCATCTTTCCCTCGCGCTCGATGATCAGCGACGGCTTCGGCGGCCGTCTGCGCCCTCCTGCTTTGCAGCGCTGGCACATTTCCCTGCTGCACGGGCTACACCAGAGCATCCTGGCCGGGCATATCCCCTCTCGGGGCCCTCATGTGCCATAAGGGGCATGAAGCATTCAGGCAGCGACGGCTGATTCGGGCATCCAGCGCGCCGCCAGTCGTTCGATAAATCCCCTTCCCTTGCGCATCGCGTTCCACTGGCTGATCGCGTTGTTGCCCAGCACTTCCTCAACATCCGCAATCGCGTAGCCGGGCAGCTCGCGCCGCCGCTTGCCGTGGCGATCGCGCGCTTCCTCGTTGAAGTAGTCCGTGACCAGGTTGTGGCGCAGCATCGCGCGCTCGGCGAGCGTCAGCTTCGTCATGCCGGGCTCGCGCCGCCATTCCCACGCCAGCAGGCACGCCTCGCGGTAGGTGTGGCAGGCTGCAATCAGTTCGTCCGGAAGGAAAACCAGGTCGTCCTGACGGATCGCCTGCCCGGCGCGCGGCGGGTCGTGCCGCTGAAAAAGCCGAAAAATGTTCATCGGAGAGTCCATTCATTGTTGAATTCACGGTTGGCGGGTCTTTACACTGATTCAAAACACATAAAGGACTCCGCCATGAAACTCGCCTGCCCTGGCGTGCGACAATGCACGCATGCTGCTCACCGCCTTTGTGGCGGCCTATACCCTCGCCGCCGCCTACATCTGCTTCACCCGGCTCCCACGCCTGACTGGCGCCGGGCGGATCGTCACGTTCCTTCTCTGTCTCGCCTGTCCCATCGTGCTGCTCGGTGCGACCGGCGCATGGCTCTTCAGGCGCTAGCGCAGCTCAGGCCACACGCGTGCCCAGTCGTTCGGGAACATCTCCTTGCGCGTCACCTCCGGGAAGTGCTCCTCGATCTCCACTGCACGCCGTGGCGAAATCGGGGTCTTCCCGTTCGCCATCTGTGAGACGTACGACTTCGAAACGCCGAGGCGCCTCGCCAGTTCGGATGCCGCGCCACGACGGCTGTGAATGAAGGTCTTCAGATCCATGCCAATCAGTTTAGTGTCTGCTAAACCGTTGGTCAAGTGAATACTAATCAAGTAAAAGCTAAACTTACGCCATGGACATTCAGGACATCAGACGGGCTAACCTGCGCCGGTGGCTCGATACGCACTCCGCACCCATCGCAGAGAAAAGCCTTTTTTCGCAGCTCAAGTCAGGCGTGGGTTCATTTGGGGAAAGAGTTGCGCGGCGCCTCGAACGCACCTACGGGATGGGGGACGGATTCCTTGACAGGGACAACAATCAGGCGAATACAAGCCAATTTCCCCCTCTTAGCGACGAAGCAAGGGATCTCGTTTACTGGGTCGAACGGCTGGACGGGGCTGGCGGGGCGATTCGAAAAATATTCGTTTCGCTTACTACAATTCTCCAGGTTGCGGAGTCGATCCATGAATCTCACAATTCAAACGCGGTACAGCAACTGCTGAAAGAAGCGGCTGATTTCGAGAACGCCGCGGGCCGTACTGAGAGACGAGGAGCGAAGACAAATGCCAGCTCAACGAGAGAGCGCAAAGGGAGGAAGTAGCATCATTGACCTGTCTGCCTACAGGACCACGAGACAGGCAACCATACAAGACAAACGCACACAGCAGGCGGACGCGCAGCGCGCCGTCGAAGAAATCGCCCACCACCTCCTGATGGCCATCCGGGTCATCAGGCAATTCCACCAGTAGAGCACGGCCGCGGGTCTCCCGCGGTATCGGCACGCCGAAAAGTTTAGTTTTTACTTGCCGTTTGGTTTAGTGTTTGCTAATCTGCATTCATGGCGTCACCACTGACGCGACCAACCAGCACGAAGGGGAAAGACATGAAATTCACGCTCATGGGATACGACGTAACAAACGCAGAGCAGGCACGCACTGTCCTGCTTGTCGCCAAGTTGCTTGGTCGCCAGCAAGTCGTCGCACAGGCTATGGAGATCATCAAAAAATATGAAGCCGCCTAACCCACTCCGCTACGGCGGCATGGAGACCAATCATGAGTACTCCTACCCTGCAGTTCCGTCTCGCTGGCTGCGACCGGTTCGCGATCGTGGACGACGGGCCCGATCACGTCGTGTTGCGCGTCGATGCGGACATGGCGCCGCGGGCTGCGCTCAAGGTGGAAATCGATGCGCTGCGGCTGAAAGCGGCCGCGATGTTGCGTCGCGCCGATTTCCTTGAGTCCGCACTCGATGGCCGCGATGCCGGCCTGCCGCACTAAGGGAGGTTCCGTGCACAGAATCGCTTCGGATAACGACCTGCTGGCGATGGCGTCGCGCGAGCGACGGCATGCCCGCATGGCCAGGGTGTGGGCGTACGTGACGTTCGCGGGTGTGGGCGTCCTCTGGTACGCCACCGTTTTTCTTGCCTCGTGAGGTTGCCATGTGGGCACTTGTGAAACTGTGGGCGATTGAGCTGCTGGTTCTTGCGCTTGCTGCTGGAGCGCTGATGCTCGCGGCAAAGTGGGACCAGGCAGAGTCGAGCGAGATCCGCGCTGCGTGGAGCTACAGAACGTGATCCTCCCTACCCTCTGGCAGATCGTCGAGGACCTTGCCTCTGGCCATCTCTCCCGCCGGCAGGCTTTTATCCTGATCAGGCATCACATCCGTATGGCGTGTGAACGGTCGAGGCTGCGGAAATGAACGTCACCGACGACATGATCGCCCGCGAGTTTCGGCTACAGCGATGCAGCGGTTCGGCTGTCGACGCCATCACAAACCCTGCGGTGCGCCGGGCTCTTGAAGCGGGCGCAAAGGTGCGCGTCGCGCGAGAGGGCACCGCCGTGGCCCCGGTGCGCGATGGAAAGTCACGTGCGGCGAACGACATGGAGTAAGCCATGGCAGAAAAGATCACCAAAACACCCGAAGCAATCGAAGCTGAGAAGAAGGAGATCGAGGAGCTTCGGGCCGACATCGTCCGTCGCTGCAGCAAGGTTCCCGCGCACGTGATCAACGGTTTTTACGATCACGCGGTGTGGTGGAAAGAAATGGCGACCAGCGCGTACCGCCTCGCACAGTCCAAAGCTCCGACGCTTGCAAAGCTCCGACGCTTGCAAAGCTCCGGAACGCGCGCGATGCATTGATTCGAGCGGAGCAAAAATGACCGTCGCCGAATTGATCGAGTTGCTCCAGAAGCATCCACCTCACCACGACGTTTTTGTTTCGGTGTCGACCGAGTATGGGAACGACATCGAGCGCGATATCAAGGACGTACAGGGCGCTCCTCACTGCACCGTCGAGATTGATGCGCGGTCATGGTGACCTCAGAGGAAGTTATGCGCCTGTTCGAGCAGTGGGCTGATTCAGAAGGTTTCCCGCTCACTCGCTCTGGCGCGCCGGGTCGCATCTACCTGTGGGATCAGACCGAATGGCGCTGGCAGGGATTTCAGGCGGCTCTCATGCCGGATTTGTCGCCCGCGCAAAGGTAACCCCGTCCGCCGCTACGGTCCGCGGCGGTTTTCATAGGGCGGCTCGTACAGCGCCCGATTTTTTGGAGAAGTCGATGAAACAGCAATTCCGTCAAGGTGACGTTTTGATCGAGCGCGTCGATGCGCTTCCCGATACCGCGCTGACCGAGGTGAAAACTGGCGAGCGCGTGATCCTGGCTTATGGCGAGGTCACCGGCCATTGCCACGCCGTGTACCCAGAGGCAGGCGTATTGCCTGCGAAGTTGTGGGACGCGGGCGCCGAACGCTTCTTGCAGGTCATGTCGGCAACGACGATCCAGCACGAGGAGCATGGCGCGATTCCGCTCGACCCGGGCGTGTACCGCATTTCGAAATTCGGCGAAGGAACGCAACGCGAGTACAGCCCCGAGGAAATCCGGCGCGTCGCGGACTAACCCTTCCACTTTTTCAATCGAGCTCCGTCATGAAGAAAATTGAATCCCTGTCACCCGAACAGATCGCCCGTTTTGGCGAGTGGACCGAACGCTATATCCGCGTTGGTCTCAGCACCGAACCCGCTGATTTCGATCGGGCGAACGCGGCTGCGTTGCGTGCGTACGAACTGCTGAACCTGAAGAAACCGATGATCGTGTTGCGCGTCGGTTCCCCTTATGCGGCCACGGTTGGAGGTGCGCTTGCATGGTGGATGCTTCGCGATATGAAGTTTCCGGTCAGGGATCAGGTCTGGGCTCAGGTCAGGGCTCAGGTCAGGGCTCAGGTCAGGGCTCAGGTCAGGGATCAGGTCAGGGCTCAGGTCAGGGATCAGGTTGGGGATCAGGTCTGGGATCAGGTCGGGGCTCAGGTCTGGGATCAGGTCTGGGATCAGGTCTGGGATCAGGTCGGGGCTCAGGTCAGGGCTCAGGTCAGGGATCAGGTCGGGGCTCAGGTCGGGGCTCAGGTCAGGGCTCAGGTCGGGGATCAGGTCTGGGATCAGGTCGGGGATCAGGTCGGGGAGATTTCAAAAGCTGCCAGCGACGGCTATTACAACAACTATGGCGGCCAGCTTTATCACGCCGGGTGGGTCGCATTCGCCACGTTCATGCGCGACGTGGTGGGCGTTAAGGTGGATGCAAAGTTCAGCATCGAGCAGGACCTCGCCGAGTCTTGCGGCTGGGTGTGGTGGCATCAAAATGTCCTCGCAATTTCTGACCGGCCGGCCGTGATCAGTCGCGACTCGCGGGGGCGCCTGCATTGCGAAGATGGACCGGCAATCGCCTACCGGGATGGCTGGAAGCTCTACTGCATCCATGGCGTGCATGTGCCCGCCGATGTCATCGAACAGCCTGATTCGATTACCGTCCAGCGCATCGATTCGGAGCAAAACGCCGAGGTGCGGCGCGTCATGATCGAGCGGTACGAAACGTCGCGGTACCTGCTCGACAGTGGCGCGAAGCAGGTGATGCGCGACGACTACGGCGTCCTGTATCGGAAGGATCTCCGCGACGATGAGCCCATCGTGATGGTGCGCGTTCTCAATAGCACGCCCGAGCCGGATGGCCACCTTACCTACGCTGATGCGGTAGCGGCGTTTGGCGAGCAACCCGTCGCGCTCCGCCTCGACACGATGCGTGCAATCGGCGTGAAGGTGCCCAAAGAGCCGCGCTTCAAGGACTACTTCCTCCGGGTACCACCCGGCATGCGCACCGCTCACGAGGCTATTGCGTGGACGTTCGACAGGACACCCGACAGCTACGCGCCCACCATCGAGAGCTGATTCCCCGCAGCCGCGATTGCCCGGCGAGTAGGGCCGGGATTTTTGGATACCTGAATGTCAGGCGCTTACTACAACGAGATCGATCCGTACTGCGCTCAGTGGCTGCGCAACTTGATAGCCGCCGGCCACATTGCGCCCGGCGACGTAGACGAAAGGAGCATTGAAGATGTCCGACCCGATGACCTGCGAGGCTACACGCAGTGCCATTTCTTCGCTGGAATCGGTGCCTGGTCGTTCGCTCTCCGCTTGGCAGGTTGGGCTGACACCCGACCTGTTTGGACTGGATCATGTCCCTGCCAGCCGTTCAGCATCGCTGCCGTTGCCCACGTCCGAAAAGGATTCGACGACGAACGACACCTGTCTCCGGCATGGCTCAGGCTCATCCGCGAGTGCAGACCTGACACGTGCTTTGGCGAGCAGGTTGGAAGTCGCGACGGCCAGACGTGGCTCGATGACCTTTTCGATCACCTGGAAGCTGACGACTACGCCTGCGCAGCGGCTATTACCAGCGCAGCTGGTGCGGGCGCTGACCACATCAGAAGGCGCATTTACTTCGTTGCCAACTCCATGCGCCCGGGACGGTCGCGACATCAGCCGATCGAACGCTTTCCTCTCGCAGAGAAAGCGGCATTCACCCAGTCTCGCGACGCGGCTGCTCGACTCCGGGCACTCATGGCGGGTGATTACAGCGGCCTACTGTCTGGCGATGAACCTTCCATTGCTGTGGAACGCTGTCGCGCCAAAGGATACGGCAACGCAATTGATGCGCAAACGGCAGAAATCTTCATCCGAGCAGCCGACGAAGCCATGACCACGTAACAGAGGCCCCCATGACCCCCGACACCAATACACCGATGGCAGTACCGGAAGACGAAGCAGCTATTCGCGCGAGCATGACGCCCGAGCAAATCCGCGTTGAGCGGAAACTCACGTGCGAGGCCATTGATGGCGCGATAGCGTTCGGCCGCGCTAACGTGAATCTGCCGCCTAGCGAGGCTCACTGGCTGGCTCCGTTCTGGAATCTTGGACGCCGGATCGGACTACTTGAATCCATGCCCGACGCCGCTCCTGCTGCCCCGCAGGCGGCGCAAAAACACGAGCGAGTGCGATTCTTGGAATGGTTCGAAAAAGAACTGCACGACCCGAATATCGGTGTAGTGGAAAACGGAACCAAGCGCTCTGCCGCATGGGTGGCATGGAAGGCTCGCGCCGCGCTTGACGCCATTCCGCTGAACGACGGAGAGCAGGCAGCGCAGGAGGCGGCGTCGTGGGCCATTGAAATTATCGGCGACCTGCAAGGCTTGTTCGACACGGACGGCATCACCGAGAACGATTCTGGCGATGCGCTCGTGCGCCTTTCGGATGCAATCGCAACAGTCGAAGACGCCAAGCGGCGAGCTATGCTCGCCACTCCGCAGCCAGCGGACGGCGGGATCAGCGAAGATCAGCGTCAGCGCGCAGCCCAGATTGCAGACCATATGCGCGTGTTCCTGCGCAATGGGATAGAGCTGGGTTATATCCGCATGCCGACAGTGGTATCCGATCCGGCAAGCGATATGCCGTCAGAGGTGGACGAGCGGATCGCCCTTCTTCGTGGAGACCGGTCATGACCGACGCGATGAGAGAGGCGTTTGAGGCGTGGGTGGATTCCCGGCATGGTGTCACGCTGCGTAGTGGTGTCGATGGAAGTCTCGACTATCCGCTTGGCAGATTGCTGGGTGAGTGCTGGCAAACCGCAACTGCCCAGCAACAAGCCACGATCACGCGGCTGGAGGCGGAGCTGCAAGCGCTGATCCACGACAACGACCGTTATCGCGAAAGCCTGACCGCAGAAGCTACGGCGCGGATCGCGGCGGAAGACGATGCGGAGCGGTATCGGTGGGTGCGCGAGCGCGCCTGGTACTTCGATGCGGCCACCTATGCTTTCGAACTGCAAGAGCCATGGGAACACAGCGACGAGTCGCCGCTTGATATTGACGACATCGAACGAGCCCTCGACGCCGCCCGCCAGTCCGCACCCACCGAAAGCGCGGGAAGGGAGGGATCGTGACTGCGGCCGCCCGCTTCGTGACCATCAAGAAGTTTTGCGAGCTGACCGGGCTTACTCCGGCTGCGGTGTACACTCGCAAGTGCAAAGGCATCTGGCCGGAGGGAGGCGTCTGGCGGTACGAACCGGGCACGCGCGCGATCAGGATTGACCTGGAGGCTTACAACAAATGGGTAGAAGGGGAACAGGTGTCACCATCGTCTCCGACTCGTCCTACGAGATCGCCTTCACCTACCAGGGCAGACGGTGCCGCGAGCGCATCAAGGCGAAGCCCTCGCCTGCCAACACTCGAAAGCTAGAACAGTTCCGCGCCGCCATCCTCCACGCCATCGACCGCGGCGAGTTCGACTACGCTGCGTCGTTTCCAGACTCGAAACACCTCGCTGCGTTTGCCTCCCGTCCCGGCGATGTCCTGCTGGTGGAGGCCTACTTCGACACGTGGCTCACGCGCAAGAAAGCCGAACTGAAGGCCGCCACCTACCGGGACTACTACTCGATCGTCAACCGTATGGTGATCCCCCAGTTCGGGAAGCTCGCCCTCTCCGACCTGAAGCGCGCCGCCATCCGGGACTGGCTTGCCTCGATCGACGAGAAGCGCGACGAAAAGCTCACGAACAAGCGGCTCTCCAACATCCAGAGCTGCATGCGGTCGGCTCTGGCCGACGCCGTTGCGGACGAGCTGATCGAATCGAATCCGCTTGCCGGTTACACCTACCGGCGCATGGAGCGGCCGGGCGAAGCAGTCGATGACGTGGACCCGTTCACGGCTGAAGAACAGGCAGCGATCATCGCTCGCCTGCGCGCCGCCGAGGCGAACCTCGTGCAGTTCGCGTTGTGGACCGGCCTGCGTACGTCCGAGCTGATCGCGCTCGACTGGAGCGACGTCGACTTCGTGACTGGCTACGTGCGCGTGCGCCGGGCACATACCCGCGCCGCCCGCGGCGTGGCCGAGCCCCCAAAGACCTCTGCCGGCCGCCGCGATGTCAAGCTGCTCGCGCCGGCACTGGCTGCCCTGCAGGCGCAGAAGGCCAACACGTTCATGGTCGGCGCCGATGGGCCGGTGTTCGTGAATCCGACGACCCGCGAGCGGTACGCCGGCGATCACCAGATCTGGAAGGTATGGCAGACGGCCCTCAAGCATGCAGGCGTGCGCTACCGGCGTCCGTACCAGACCCGGCACACCTTCGCGTCGATGATGCTTTCCGCCGGCGAGCACCCGATGTGGGTGGCGAAGCAGATGGGCCACGCCGACTGGACCATGATCGCGCGCGTGTACGGACGCTGGATGCCCTCCGCTGACGCGGAAGCGGGCAGCCGGGCCGTGGAGAAGTTCGCCGCCGAGGCTGTCAAAAAAGCTGTCGAACCGGAAGAAAAACAGGCAAAATCCGGCTAG